TGGGGAAGCATGACCACGGCCAGGATATCGCCTTCCTCGACGTCGGTTTCCCAATCCGCTCGAAGGACGGCGTTGCCGTTGCGCAAGATGATGAAGGGTTGGTCCGTGACTGGCGCCACGGACCGGATCGGGCAACCCGTGGGGATGGGAGATACCTCCCGTTTCCATGGGTGGAACGGATCGCGGACAGTTACTGCGGTGGCGAACATTCGCGCCTCCGGTAGAAGGCATGAACGGCCCACCCAGCCAGGGCCAGCGAGGCCCGACTCTGGAAAACGACCCCCGCTTTCCTGACGGCGTGAACCACGCCGCCACCGTCCACGTCGCACCAGATGCCGACGTGGGTCGGATGCCGACCCATCCCCATCAGCACGGCGCAGCCATCTTCCGGATCATCAATCCGAACCCAATTCGCGCGCTCATCATGGCCCGAGAAGGCGTCAATACTCGCCCGGAGATTGAGCGAATCCACGTCCACGGCGGGGACCGAAACCCCGAACTGTTCCGCGTAGACCCGGCGCACGAAGCCCCAGCAGTCATGCTCCCGTGTCACCCACTCGTCGCCGATGTAACGGCTGGCCCAGTGTGTCATTGGATCAGCCCCGGAAAAACCTCGGCGGTGTAGTCGTCGCCGGGGAAACGCTTGTTCGCGAGGCTACCGAAGCCGCAGGTCGCCCTGATCCGGAACACCGTGCACGATACCGCCATGATTTCCAGTTCCATCGGCGGGTCATTCTGGGGGGCGGACAGGTCGCTGCTGAGATATTCCCGGTAGATCACCGTGGCCACCGCCGTGGAGGCCGACGCAAGTTGGACCTGGGCCATGACGGACCGATCCACGTTGTCGATCTCCAGAATGCATTGGGGTACCGCGACCGGGCTGCTGTCGGGCGGAACGATGTCGAACCGAAAGGCGATGAAGGTGACTGCCGTGCTGGGATTGTGCGGGGCGGAGGCTTCCAGGGTGGCCACCAGGTCGACCATGTCGCGTACCAGCCGGATGGGCTGGCTGAACGACGGGTGATTGATCTCGATGGTGTGGTAGATGATCGAGTTCGTCGGCGCCGCGGCGTAGGCTTCCTTTAGCGCTTGGGAGAGGTTGGGATCGGGCATCAGCGCGTCCTGACCTTGGCGCTCATGAGCCAGTTGAGCCCGGATATCGGCGTGGCATTAAAGACGCCGGTGAACTGGCATTGCAGGGCCACGACCCCTGTGGTTCCCACGGCGAGACTCAGACCGGTAAACCAGGCCGCCCCCCCCGCCGCGCCGGCCGCATCGTAGAACCAGGTCCGGAAGGTGGCCATCTGGGCGTCGGTGAATTTCCAGGTCAAGGCGATGTTGTCGTCCAGCGCGGCAGTGCGCCGGCGCGACCGCGGCGCACCGATCTCCATATCGCTCCGAATGACAGGGTCGATGGGGGTGAGCTGGTAGCCGTCGAAGGTTGGGGCCGGCAGGGTACTGGGCCAGGTGGCCATGTCAGTAACTCCCGGGTGCGCGGCCTAGACCATAGGCCGCTTCGAGCGACGCCGGGATGGCGCCGGAACCCCTGGAAATGTCGCTGGCGACGGACGATTTCACCTGCTCTACGAACACGTCGATGAACTTGGTGCCGTTCCCACCGCTGCGTGACTGCTGTTTTCCGCCATTGCCAGGGGACTCGATGATGTTCACCACCACGCTACCGCCGCCGCCAGCACCGCGCAGCTCGACCGGGATGCGGCCGGAGGGGACCGGGACATAGGCCTCTGGCACGCCGCCCTCGCCGAACAGGGCGAGCTGGGGACTATTGGCGACACCGCCGCCAGCGTAGGTGCGTAGCGGCAACCGGCCGGCGCTGGTCATGATGCCGCCTTCCGCGAAGGCAGAAACGGCGGAGGCGCCGCTGCCGAACACCTCTCTGGCCAGACTCAACAGCGCGCCTGACAGGGGCTTGGTGATGGATTGCTGGATCTGGATGCGAATCAGGTCCGTGATGATGGAGTCTGCGAGAGAGGAAAAGCTCAACTTCCCGGTCTTGACGAAGGTGGTCAGCGCATCGGTCATGCTGTTCATCGCCCGCTCGGTGGCGCTCTTGACCATGGCATAGGTATCAACCGAGGCGCCGGCGAAGGATTTCAGGCCGTCTGTGATGCCGTCCACCCAATTCTTGTCTTTGGCACCATCGGCGATGGCGACCTGGCTGGCGGCGAATTTCTTCTGCGCTTCGATGGCGGGGGCGTAGCCCTGGCTGGCCAGCTTCTGCAGCACGTCCAGGTGCTGGCCCAGGGCATCCAGGGCGGCCTGGTTGATGGTGATGCCCTCGCGCCGTGCATCCGTCTGGGTCTTGATGCCGGCGGTCACTTCGGCCTGGAGCAGCTTCAACGCTTCACTGCGGTCGGCCTCAACTTGCTGGATTTGCTGTTGGGCGGCAGTGGCGGCGGCCTCGTTATAGCGGGCCGAGGCCAGCGCATTGATAGCCTCGACCATCTGCTTGTATTGATCCGGGGCATAGTCGGCAATCTTGCTGTCGGTCAGCTTCTTGCGTTTGGCCGTGATTTCCTTGTCGACGGCAGTGAACGCCACGGCATATTTGTCGCCGTCCAGCTTGCCGATGCTGGTGGCCAGGGCCTCGGCGACCTCGGTATCGAGCGCCGCGAAATCCTTGATGGCCTTCTCGCGCTCGCGGGCCATTTCCGCTTCCATCGATTTGTAGGCGGACTGCTGCCGCTCGATCATCTTGGCGGTGGATTTGTCCTTGCTATTGACCTCGTAGGCCACGTCGCCGTTGTCGTCGAAGAGGTCCGTGTAGTCCGTCTTCGGGCCGGCGTCGCGCTTGAGCTGGTCGGCAATCTTTTTTTTCTGCGTCCGGATTGCCTCCGCCTTCCGCTTGGCAAGGCTATCTGTGCCAGCTTCGAAGGCTTCGATTTGCTTCAGTTCCGCCTGGAGGTCGGCGACCTGGCTAAGAGGTGAGTTGGCATTGATGATGTCCAGGGTTTCCTGCTGCCGTGCGTTCTTCTCGGCGGCGGCTGCTTTGGAGTCAGCCTGCTTCTTCGCGGCGGCGACCTGCGCATCCAGCGTTGTCATCTCCGCGAAAAGCCGGTCGATCTCCTTCGCCAGAACAGTTCCTGACGTAGCCTGGCGGGCATGTTTGATGTCCGTTCCGGCGGTGGACTCGATTTGTCGCTTTACCTGGGCGAGTCGTTCCTCGATGCTGTCCTTGCGACCGATTCCCAGCATGGCATCCCAGGCCTTGGAAGCGGTATTGGCCAGCTCGTTCCACCATTTCTGCAGGTGTCCCAGCTCCTCGGCTTGTTGTGGAAGGAACTGATTCAGCCGCTTCGCCAACTCCAGTTGTGCCTCGCCGGCCTTGCCCGCCATCTCCAGCGCGTGGAGATGGTCCAGTTCGGCCGCGCTCAGGAAGTGCATGGTGCGGTTGAGTTCCTCCGCCCCCTTGGCGGGATCGGCGAACAGCTTGACGAGCCGGGGTGCGATCTCGTCGATATCGCGGCCGGTGGCCTTGGCGTAGTTGCTGGCCAGGTTGGCCACGGCGCCGATGGACTGGGCGCCGATCTGTCCACTGGCCACCAGGGCGGTGACGATGTCCTTGCCCTGGCCGATGGTGGCCTGGCCGGTGCGGGTCATCTCGTCGGCCAGTTGGCGCATGGCGCCGCGGGTGAGGCCAGCGTAGCCCGAGGTGGTGGCCAGGGCGTTGTTCATGGCCATCATTTCTTCGTGTCCGCCCGATGCGGCTTTCGCGATCAGGCCCAGGCCCACGGCGACGGCGGCGATGGGCCCCAGGGTGGCCAGCATCGCGGTGCCGCTGGCGCCGACCCGCTCGGCCAGGACCATGAAGCTGCCGGGCATGCGGGCGAAGTTGCCGCTCATGGCCTCATGGCCCAGCACCATCAGCTCGCGGCGGGCGCCGACGGTGGCGAAGGCGCTTTTTTCGGCGGCGGCGGCCATCTGGGTGCCGGCGGCGGCCACGGCCGCACCAGCGGCCGGCGCCGCGCCCTCGATGCCTTTGATACCGGTGAGGATCTTGCTGTAGGCCAGGTCGACGCGGGAATCATCCTTTTCACCCACCAGCCCGGTCTTGGCCGCCACGTTGAGCTGGGCGAAATCCGTTTGCAGTTGGCGCAACTTGGCGCCCATGGGGTCGTAGCGGTCGAGAATCTTCTGGACATCCTCGCCAGTCTGGACGGCGAAGGCGCGCGAGGCGCCGGAGAGCCCGGTCAGCGCCTCCTTGCCCTGGGTGCCCGCATTGACGACGCGCTTGCCCAGCTCGTCGATCTGCGCGCCGGCGTCGGCGGCGCCGGCCTGGGCTTCGCGGCCGTCCCACTTGAGGGTGATGCCAAAGGTTTGACCAGCGTTCATGCGGCGTTCCAGATCGTCAGTGCTTCGGATTCACACACGCGCAGCTGCTCGAACAGCTTCGGACACTCGGCGCGGGGCACCTGGAGCAGGCGCAGGACGATGGGGATGGCCTCGTAGCGCAGCCCCACCACGCCGCCCATGGGGCCGACGTTGAACTGGGTGGTGAGGCGCGAGAACACGCCCAAGGGCAGCGCGTTCTCCGGCCACAGCTCGCAGTCCTGATGCTGCCGGATCGCGGCGATGCCGAAGGCGGCCAGCGCCTGATCCTCCTCGGCATGGTCCGGCGCGGTGAGTAGCGCGCGGACCGCCGCCCTCAGTTTTTTGCGCGGGACTCGGCGAGGACATGGACGTAGGCGGAAACAATCTCGCCGGCGGCGGCGGGGTAGGCATCCAGGAGGGCGGCCAGCGCCTCGCGGCTGAACGGCACGGCAGCGCCGTCGTCGTCGCTCACCCCCTCCCAGCCGACCACCACCTGGGCCACCAGGTCGAGATCGTTCTTCCCCTGGCCGGCGCTGGCGAGCCAATCGGCCAGGGCCTGCTTGCCCATGTGCTGGAAGGTGAGCATGACGCTGCCGGTTTCGGCCTGGCCGGGGACGGTCAGAGAGACGGGGGCGGCGAACTGCGGGGTGGGATTGAGTTTGAACATGGGGCACTCCAGTGAGGGACGCCCCATTTTTGCGTGCGCGCGGCGGCGCGCCGAATAAAGGGTTTTAGTTTTGCGGGCCGAGGCCTACAGCACCCGGACGGGCAGGATGCCGGAGAGCACCAGGGTGCGTCCGCCGCTGGTGGTGATCACGCCGCGCAGCTTGTAATCGATGCCATCCAGGCCGGCGCACACGGTCTGGGTGACCGTTTGCCCCACCACCGCGGGCGCCCCGTAGATCACCGCGCCCGGGCTGGCGTCGACCCCCTGGTAGGCGGTGCAGGTGATGATCGGTGAGCCGGTAATGGTTTCCGCAAGTAGCTCGGCGCTGAAGTCGAACGCGATGACCACCACCTCGGCGGGGTCCTTGATCGGCAGGCGGCTCATGCGGCAATACTCCAATGACGGCGGGTGCTCGACACGACCCAGGCCCGCGCAACCGCTCGGCCCCGGCTGACGGTCCACGCTCTTGGTAGCGCGCGGATGGCGTGTACCCGCGCGGCCAGGGAGGGCGTGCCACCCAGCGACCCCGCGGCCACCGCCTGGGCCAGCGCGGCACCGCTCATCCGAATACTGATGGTGAGACTTCCGGCGGCCGCCGCCTGGGCCAGTGCGGCCCCGGTCAGGGTCGCAGCCAGCGTGAGGGCGCCGGTCGCGGCGGACACGGACGCCGCCGCCCCGGTGAGCTTGATGACGGTGGTGACCCCGGCCGTCGACGTGGCAATGGACTGGGCGGCTCCCGCCAGCGGGATCTGGGTGAGCAGGGCGCCGGTCGCGCCGGCCTGTGCAGCGGCGGCGCCGGACAAACCGGCCGGCGTGGTGGTGAGGCCTGCCGTGGCCAGCGCCTGGGCAATCGCGGCGCCCGACAGCGTGATCTGAGTAGTGAGGCTGGCTGACGCAGCGGCATTGCCGCTCGCCGCCCCCGTCAGCGCAGCCGCGGTACCGGAAAGGGCACCAGTCGCCCCGGCGTTATCCTGGGCAGCGCCGCCAAGGGGGATGCCCGTCGTGATGCCGGCACTGGCCAGCGCCTGGGAATTGGCGGCCCCCGCCAGCTTGACCTGGGTGGTGAGGCTGGCTGAGGCGACGGCATTGCCGCTCGCCGCCCCCGTCAGCGCAGCCGCGGCACTGGCAAGGGCGCCGGTCGCTCCGGCGTTATCCTGGGCAGCGCCGCCAAGGGGGATGCCCGTCGTGAGGCCGGCACTGGCCAGTGCCTGGGCCAGGGCCGATCCAGACAGGGTAATCGTGGTTGTGAGCAGGCCGCCGGCCACACTTACCGCGGCAGATTGCCCGGCCACGGGGATGGCGGTGGCCAGCGCGCCGGCGCTGTTGGCGACCACCGCCGCGGCGCCGGAGAGCGGAATGGCCGTCATCAGTGCAGCGCTGGCGCTGGCCAGATCGGCGGCATTTGCAGCGAGCACCGCCCCTGCCCCACTCGCCGCTACCGGGATGGACAGGGGGGTGGCGGGGGAAAACAAATCCCATGGATTCGCTGCCAGCGTGCGTATCTCATTCGCCGACAGGGCGCGATTCCAGGCCAGGTCAAGCGTGAGGTCTCCGGTAAACGCCCTGGTCCCGTTAGTGAGGGCGCCTCTGAACAGCGTGAGCCAGTTAGCGGTCTTTGGCGCGTAGGTGACGACGCCGTTGCTGAGATACCTGCCGTTGGCGTAAAGCCGGGCGAAGCTGCCGTCGTAGTTCGCCACTAGCAGCGTAGGCACCCCCACCACCACTGCCGTGCCAGTAACCGAAACGGTGACGCCGCTATCGGATACGATGAATTCCCAGTTGTTGTCCGCAGAGATGCCAACAGAAACGACAGGGGCGGCGCTGGGCGTGTAGGTTGTCCCGGCGATGGAAACTTGCGCCGAGGGCAGCGCGTTACACGTCGCCAATATCGCAATCGTGAACGGAGAGGCCGTCGCAGCCAGGTACGGGTGCGCCTGGGTATTGAAGTTGCCGCTGTAGTAGTTGCCAGCGCTCCCGCTGAAATGGGCAGACTGGCCGGACGGAGAGAGGCCAGAGATGCTGGAACCCGCGTCGTAGCCGATTAGGGCATTGCGATCAAAAAAGCTTCCACGGTTGAGCTTTTCTGCCCCTACGACCGCCCAAGTCAGCCCCGACGAAAGGGGGTTGCCCTTGTCGATCCCTAGGAGGGGTTGCGGTTGCCGCCCCTGCTCCGCATCCGGCCAGAGCAGACTGGAAAGATTAACGCCTTGCGGCACGACTTACGTCCCCGGCGACCAGGGTTGGCAGGCGAATCCGGAAGTGCCGAACGTGAAGGTCTGCGCCGTGCCGTTATTGAGGATGTAAGCGTCACAGTCATACGGCAACGGCACGGAATCCACGGCGAACACCTGGGATGCCGTGCCAGAGGGGGACGGGGTGAGCGTATAGGGCTTGCCGAGCACCGTCGTAGAGGGCGATGCGCCGGCATTGCCCGCCAGGTCGCGATCGATAATCACCAGTTGCAGGGCACCCGTGCCCGCTGGAGACGAACCAAAGCTCCCGGTCACGCGGAAATCGGCCAACAACGCGCCCAACGTGCTGTTGTTGATCCGCATCCCTGCGGAGTAGGCGTTATTGGCGATGGCGCTCGGGGAGGATGTGATCGCGCTGCCCTGAGCCTGGCGAAGGATTGGCGTGGTCATGTCGCCTCGCTATTGAGGAGGTCGGACACCACGCCGACCAACACCGGATCAGGCCGCCGGGCCAGGCCAATAAGCGTATCCGCCTGGGCCGCAGTCATGAGGCCCGCCGCGGCCAGGCCGTGAATCGACGCCTGGGTGGCCGGGCTGCCCACATCCAGCATCCCCTTTTCCAGCAGGCCCCAGGCCCAATAAAGCGGTCGGTTGCTGGTGCGCACGGCATCCAGCGCATCCAGTACAGCGGCACCGGCCACCGGGCCGAGGGCCTCCATCACCTGACCGACGCCGATTAAATTCGGCACCGTCTGGGTGCGGCCCGCAGACAGCGATAGCGACAAGGTGGCATCGTCTCGCGCATTGGCTGCCGCGATCTCCGCGACCGTCAGCGCGCGGCCTGCCAGCGTTTCCAGTGCGGCCTGTTGTGCGGGGGTCATGTCCTGTCCTCAGGCAGTCGATACTCAGGGGGCGCATTCAACCGCCGCTGCTCCGACTCATACGCCCCCCGGCAATGGTCGGGCATCCAGAAGAATACGGCGTTCACCCCTCGATACAGCAGAGACCAGCCGCGGGTGCGTTCCCGGTTGCGGTAGCAGCGGGCGGACATCGTTTCGTCCGCCCACCCGCCCAGCACAGTGTTTGCCATCTGATCGACGGCAATCAGGAACTGCCAGAGCCGCATCAGTTATCGTCCTGGAAGGTCAGCGCGCCAGCCGCAAAGCTCGGGGCGGCATCTCCGTTGTTGACCGTCTTGCTGGTGGTCAGGCTGGCATAGAACAGCAGGTTGCCGCCCGAACTGGCGTCGAACACGCCGAACGCCGTCACGGTGCCCCAGTTGGCCGTCGGCGCCGGGAAGGTCACCGCCCCGTTATTGCTGGTGGTGCCGCCGGTGCCACTGCTGGCCACCGTGCTGCCACTGGACTGGGTACCGGCCCAGTTGGCCAGACCGCTGGCCACGGCCACCCGGGCGTAGCTGCCGCCGCTGACCTCGGTGCCCCCGCCGGCATCACTGGGACCGGCGGTATAGAGGCCGACGTAGGCGGTGGCGGGCGGCGTGTACGCCTGGCCGCGCAGCAGCCAGTCGATGATCTTGTTTTCCAGATAGTCGCTCATCGCGGGCATGATTTTTCCTCTTGCGTAAGATCAGAGCGCCACCAGGCGCCATTCGTCGTTTCCGGCAGACGGCGCGAAATCGACATCGAAGCCGATCAGGCGGCGGCCGTTGTCGTCGACCTTGCTGGGTTTCATGAGCTGGGTGGCCGGGGCGAAAAACAAAAACTTGTTGCCCGCCACCGTGCCCTGGACCATGCCCAGGCCCTGCTTGGTCATGCCCTTGATGCTGCTATAGAGCGTGACTTCCTGGGCCGCCGTGAGGTCCAGCGTGATCTTGCCGGAGGGGTCGCGGTCGGTGATGTTCACCAGCGAGCTACCCACCAGCTCCTGGTAGGTGACCTTGGCGCCCAGAGAGGCGTCCAGACCCTGGCTGGGGTACTGGGTGCCGGCGGAGAGCGCCCCCGCCGAGTAGGTGCAGCCCAGGGTGAGCTGGCCGGTATTGACATTGGTGACGGCCAGCGGCGCTTGCCAGGCGGTGAGGGTCAGACTGGGGTTGCTGGCCGCCGCTTCGCCGCCGTCCATGCCGGTGAATTTGAAGCTCATGATGGGCTTGGCGCCGATCGGCATCTTGACGTCCACGGTCCCGCGCGCCCCCAGGAGCTTATGCAGCAGCCCGTCGTCGTAGTAGTAGAGGGTGAGGGACTCGAACGCAGCGGAAATCGGGTTGTATTCGACGCGCGACCCGGCGGTGATGGTCTCGGCGAATCCGCAGCCGCGCAGCAGCTTGCCGTAGGCCGGCGCGGTGCCGGCGGCGCCGCTGCCGGCGATTTCCACGTCGAAACTCAATTCCTTCCAGGTGTAGCCCATCAGCCGGTCAGAGGTGCCGAGGAACGGGCGCACCAGGGCGCGGTCGATGAAGTTGGCACTCAGCGGTACGCTGGAGAAGTTGCTGGCCAGGATGGCATCGGCGGCGCCGCTGGGCGCGGCATCGGTGCCGTAGGTGGTCTCGATCTTGGCCAGAATGGCGGTGTTGCGGACTAGACGGCTCATGGCTTATTCCTCTCGGCCCGAGGACGGGCCTCCTACGGGGGCGGGGTCGGCGGGGGGCGGCGTCAGCGGGAGGAGTTCGCCGGTCTCGGGATCGCGGCTGTAGCTGCCGCCGGACTGGGGGAGGGTTTCGGGTTGGTCCATGATGTCCTCAGCTTTGGATGATGTCGTAGTGGGTCCGGTAGCTGTCCTGCCACCAGAGGTTGCCGTCCTTGAAGGCCAGCAAGCTGCCGGCGTCGAAGGTGAGCGGGTCGGCGCCCGGGGGCGCCCAGCCCAACAGGGCGGTGCGAGCAGCGGCGCGCAGGGTGTCGAGGTCGGCGAGGGCCTCGGCGCCCTTGGCATCCTGGAGGTTGCGGGCGACGATGACGATGCCGACGGCCACGCCGACGCGCTGCTCGGCGCGCATGTAGGTCGGGCTCGGCTCGCCACTCTCGGAGAGCAGCAAGACGTAGGCGGCGGGGACGGCGCGGGGCTTGCCGGTGGCGGGGTCGGCGGCGGCGGCGAAGCCAGCGGCGCCGGACACGGCAAGGAACTCCGGCCGGGTCTGGAGGCGGGCGATGACGTCGGCGATCACACGATGCCCCGCGAGAAGATACGCCGTCCGGGCAGCATCTCGACCCGGCCTTCCGGTGTGCCGCCGACCTTGGCGGGGACGCCATCCAGGTTGATGGCGCCGGTCTGCACGTCGTTCAGCCATTGCCGCGCATCGGCATAGCGCTTGCGGGCGTCTTCGGAGGCGCTGTCGCCCAGGAGGCGATAGCGGGCGATGTCACAGCAGCGCAGGACCACGGCCAGCGGCACGGGGGTGATGGGCGTGAGGTAGCGGTTGTCCAGAGAGACGTCCATCTCGGCCGCAGCATCGGCGATGGCGCGATCCGCCGCGCCCGCGCCGAGCATGGCCTCACGGTCGGCGACTTCCTGCTCGCCGAATCGGGCTGCCAGATCGTCGCGGGTGGCGTAGGCCATGGTCAGGCGGGGGCCTGGACTTCGGTGACGACCTTGGCGGCGCCGGCGTCGACCAGGCGCTGCGCGTCGGATTCCAGGATGTCCAGGGTATCGCCCGGCGCATAAGCCTCGCCGCTGTGCTGGATCGGGGTCAGGGCCTGGACCGTGACGACCTTCTCGGATTTCTGTTTTGCCATGATGACTCCTTGTCGGGATCCGCCCCAGACACGTCCGGGGCGGGTACTGCTACGGCCTGCGGCCTCTCGGTGGAATGCGTTACGCGACTGCGTTCTTGATCAGGTAGCCGGCCACGTTGCTGGCGACCACCGGCATCAGCGCGTCATCGACGGGGTAGACCCACGACTTGGCGTTGCGGTCCTGGTAGGGCATCTCGACGATGGGATAGCCCGAGAGGCGGTAGGTGTAGCCGAAGGTGGGCGCGCCGTTGTCGGCCAGGGAGCCCGTCTCGGTGTAGGCCATCACGATGTCCTTGCCCCACACGTCGACGAAGCCGCCGGCGACGTCGTCGTAGTAGATCGCGTCGCCCACGTAGACCTTTTTCACGCCCCAGAGCATGGCCAGGAGGTCTTCCGTCACGCTGTCGCGGCCGGTGTACTTGATACGGTCCAGCAGCTTGGTGTGGTAGCGCAACTGCGCCATCACCTTCGGCCCCATGACGATGGTGTTGGGCCGCTTGCCGGTACTGGCACGGATGGCTTCCTTGCCGGTTTCGATGGCCACCGAGGGGTCGGAGTTGGTGTAGTCGCTGAACTGGCTGGTTCCGCTCAGCGTCACGTTGTTGCCGCCAGCGAAATTGGCGGTGTTGCGCGCCAGGACCGATGCGGCGTATTCGGCGCGCAACTGGATGATGTTCTGAATTTTCTTGACCGCGCCACTGCCGAGGTCGATGCCGGGTACCGCCTGGGCTTCCTGCTCGGTTTCAATCGGCACCACGCCTTCCAGGGAGTGGTCTTCCAGCGAGTAGGGGTTGCCCAGGTAGCCGAACTGGATGCGCTTGGTGGCGCTACCCGGTGCGCGCAGCGTGTTGTAGAGGCGGAAATCTTCCTTGCCAAAGGTCAGGACGCGACCGCCGCGCTGGCCGACCGGGACCACCGGGAACAGGTTGCGGCTGACCATCTCGGCGTTCTGGTAGCCCTGGGCCACCGTGGAGAGCACCGGGTCGACCACCCGCGCCGTGGACGGGCTCATGATGGTGCCGAAGCCCATGGCGATCAGCCCGACATCCGCCGGGAGATGCAGACCGACTGCCCAGGCGAGCAGGAGGACGGCGCCCAGGAACAGGGCGGCGGCGAGAAGCGGGTAGTGCAGGGCGAATTTGCGCATGGCGGTTTCCTCAGTTGGGGATTTGCAGGATTTCAACGAACTGGCCGGCCGCCGTGGCGCCGGGGTCACTGGGCACGACGCGGCCCAAGGCGACGCCGGAGGCCCAGGTGATCGCCCGGCCGCTGGCATCGGAGGCAACCAGAGCGCCGGCGGCGATGGCGGCACCGGCCTCGACGTAGGTGGTGCCCAGGACATCGCATGGCACCTTGTCGCCGATGGCGCCGGAGTAGCGGGCGACGCCGATGGCATTGCCACCGGCACCGGTCTGGGCACCCGCGGCGGTCACGAAGCGTTGTGCGGTGAGCGCGGCCGTGGCCACGATGGTCAGGGTCAACAGGGGCGTGTTGTTTTGCATGGTGTGGGGCTCCTAGGGTTTCGAGACCGCGGCGACGGCGGCCTCATAAGGGGTATTGGCGTGGTCGCGCTGGTAGGCCAGGGCGGCCGTGTGGATTTCCATGGCGCGAGGATCGGTGCTGTAGCCAGCCGGCGGCGTGTAGGTGCCCAGGGCGGCCGTGGCGTCCTGAGGTGCCGTGCCGCCGCTCTGGGTCGTACCAGGCACCACGCCGGGGGTGACGCCGGCCAGGTAAGCGGAGAGGCTGTCGATGTTCTGGTTTCCCAGGTCACGCGCCCAGGCATCGAGCGCCGGGGTCAGCTTGCCGCCAGCCAGGGCCGCCACCACCACGGCATCGACCTTTTCCTTCTGGCGCTCAGCCTGAAGGGAGGACAAGGCCGATTGCGCGGTGGCCAGGTCGTTCTGCAGCGCGGAGACGGCGGTGACCGGCGCCCATTTTGCCGGGTCCGGCAACATGGTCGAGAGGGCGGCGACCTGGGTATTCAGGCCTTCCAGGTAGGCGCCAAGTTCGAAGCCGGCGGCAGCCGTGGGCTTCAACTGGTCGATGATTTTCTGCAGATGCGCAGACGCGTCCGCAGGCGGCGTGCCCACGGGCAAATTGAGCATCCAGCAGAGTTGCTGGAGGAGATCATCCATATCGGACTCCTGTGTAAAGGAAAGGGCCGCCAGGGCGGAAAGATCGGTGAGGCCATCGAGGCCGGGGGCATTGACCAGCGCAGCCATGAGCACGCTCAGCACTTCGCCGGTCTGCTTGTTCCAGCCGAATACGGGGGAGAGGTAGCGCTTCTCGCCGGCACCAATCATCTCGGCGGCGGTCGCGGTCCAGCGCACGTCGGTGGCATAGAGGCCGTCGCCCTCGCGCCACGCCAGCGCTTTGAACCAGCCGGCGGCGGGCGCCTTGGCGCCAGACTCGCGGGCGGAGAGGGTGGCGTGCTCGTAGTCGATGACCAGGTCGGAGGCGCGGGCCGCCGCAGCGGCGACGATGGCCTGGGCGCGGGGGGCACTCAGGTTCCAGGAGAGATCGCCGCCCGGGCGGCCATCGACGGCGCGGAAGCGGCCGGCGGGAATCAGGCGGATTTCAGTCGGGGCGCCGGCGCCCAGCTCAACGGCGAGGGCGGAGATGGCGAGGCTGGAAACCGAGGAGAGGCGTTGAGCGGCGGGCATGGCTGCATGATCGCCATACACGGGAACCCCGCCCAATAAAGGGTTTTGGTTTTTACGGGCCGAACGTCAGGAAGTTCTGCAGCACCCGGACCACGGCGTCCTTATCGGCTGCGGACAGGCCCAGGTAGGGGCGCGCGGGGATGGTGATGTTATGCCCGCGCCCGGCCTGGTCGGTACCGAATTGGAGGGCTGCGAGAATGATGGCGGCGTAGCGGTTGCTTCCCACCATGACGCCCTGGCCGCCGTCGATCAGTTGCCAATGGATGGTATCCGCCAGGATGCCGGTGTCGATCAATGGCTTACGCGGACCTTTCTTTTCCTTGCGGGTGCCCGGCTTGTTGGGCGCCCAGGCGGCACCGTCCGGGCCCACGCCCAGCGCGAAGCGTTGCTTGGTGCTCTCCATCAGCAGTTCGCCGATGGCGGACAGCGCCGGCGACGGGTCGCGCACCTTGGCCTGGAGGGCGTGCAGCGCGGCCAGGACATCGCCGTCGTCGATGGCGATGGTGATCATGGCGCCCCCTGTGGCCGGAATGCTACGTTTTGTTCTGCTGTACGCAATCGCATTGCGTCCATTGCAATTCCGGCGGAA